AAGAAATAAAAGAACACGGCCTACGACATAGCACACTCTCGGCCCAAATGCCATCAGAATCATCTAGTGTGGTTTCTAATGCCACAAACGGCATAGAACCACCTAGAGATTATCTATCTGTTAAGAAATCTAAAAAAGGTCCTTTAAAACAAATTGTACCTGATTATAAAAGACTTAAAAACAATTATACTTTACTATGGGATATGAAATCAAATGAAGGTTACATTAACATAGTTGCAGTTATGCAAAAATACTTTGACCAGGCTATATCAGGTAACTGGTCATACAATCCAGAAAATTACGAAGACAATCAAGTTCCTGTGTCAGAAATGGTAAATGATTTACTTACAACTTATAAATATGGGTGGAAAACGTCATACTATCAAAATACATATGACGCTAAAAAAGATGTTGACGAACCACAACATACTATAGATTACGATACACCAGTTGAGGATAAACCAAAAGAAGAAGAGGACGAGGCTTGTGAGTCTTGTACAATTTAATGGAAAATAGTTTACTAATACATAAACACCTTATTATTAGAGCAGACATTAACAACCCACCTAAAGATGTGGATTATTTGAAGACTTGGATGGAAGAGTTTATAAAATTTATTAATATGAAAGTTATGTTAGGACCTTATGTTGCTTACTGTGATAAACCAGGTAATAGAGGTATAACTGCTATTTCAGTTATAGAAACAAGTCATATTGCTATGCACGTTTGGGATGAACCTAATCCTGCATTAATGCAATTAGATATATATAGTTGTGCTGAATTTAATCCTTATTTAATTGCAGATAAATTAAAAAAAGATTTTGCAGTACAAAAATTAGATTATAAATTTTTAAATAGAGAAACAGGATTAAAATCAATAGTATTAAACAAACAGTACGTAGTATAATGAAAAGTGTATTTAATAAAGATAAAGGGTTAGACGCAACTAAACAGTTAATGTTTTTTGGTCCTGATTTAGCAGTACAAAGATATGATAATATGAAATATCCTATTTTTGATAAACTAAATCAACAACAGTTAGGTTACTTTTGGAGACCTGAAGAAGTGTCATTACAAAAAGATAGAAACGATTACCTTGAATTACGAGATGAACAAAAGTTTATTTTTACTTCTAATTTAAAATATCAAACTATGTTAGATAGTGTACAAGGTAGAGGGCCGTGCCTAGCATTTTTACCTTTTGTATCACTTCCAGAATTAGAGGGTGCCATAATAGTATGGGACTTTATGGAAACAATTCATAGTAGAAGTTATACATACATAATCAAGAATTTATATTCAAATCCGGCAGACGTTTTTGACATGATTTTAGAAGATCAAAAAATTGAGGAACGAGCAGCCTCTGTAACTAAAACTTATGATGATCTAATTAAAAAAGGATATGAATGGACACTATCACCAGATAAAGTTGATCTATATGAACTTAAAAAGAAAATGTACCTTGCAATGGTATCAGTTAATATATTAGAGGGTTTAAGATTCTATGTATCATTTGCTTGTTCATTTGCATTTGGTGAATTAAAAAAACTAGAAGGCTCTGCTAAGATTATATCTTTCATCGCAAGAGACGAAAGTCAACACTTAGCAATGTCACAAAGAATAATTAACAATTGGAGAGACTATGAAAATGATAAAGACTTTACAAAAATTATTAAAGAAAGTGAAAAAGAAGTTTACAAAATGTATGACCAAGCTGTAAACGATGAGAAACGTTGGGCAACTTATTTGTTCAGCAAAGGTTCTATGATTGGTCTATCAGAAAAATTATTACACCAATTTGTAGAATATATGGCGAATAGACGTATGAAAACGATAGGTCTAACACCTACTTATGATCAAAAAACTAATCCACTACCATGGGTAGAACACTGGTTAAATAGTAGATCAGCTCAAAATGCACCACAAGAAACAGAAATTGAATCTTACGTAGTTGGTGGTATAAAACAAGACGTTACTAAAAATCAATTTAAAAAATTCAAACTATAATGAGAGAAAAAAGACAAAAAACTTGTTCAAGTTGCGAAACTAAATATACTGTAGAGTGGAATATAAAACTACAGGATTTAGAGCCGTTAACTTGTCCATTTTGTGGACACGAAGTAGAGGAATTAGAGGATGATGAACAAGAAATTTGGACAAACGAAACCGAAGACGATAGTTGGAATTGATTATAGTTTAACATCTCCAGCTATTTGTGTAAACAATATAGATGACAACAAAATAAAATTTTATTACTTAACTACCAAAAAGAAGTGGTTGGGTAAACAAAGTGATAACATAATAGGTTATGAACATAAAGAATGGACAGACCCTATTGAAAGGTTTAAAAATATAAGTGATTTTATTTTGGATATATTATACACCAATCCCTTATTTGATCAACCTGACTATCAAATTTTTATTGAAGGTTATTCGTATGGTTCTAAAGGCCAAGGTCTTTTTCAAATTGCTGAGAATTGTGGCATACTCAAATACAGATTACAAGACAAAGGTTATATTTACAATACAGTTGTACCGAGTGTTGTTAAAAAAGGCGCAACGGGAAAAGGAAATGCAGACAAAGATATGATGTACGAATCCTTTTTAAAAGAAACTAAAATAAATTTGAAAAAAATACTTGATACAGAAAAAACAGGTAATCCTTTATCTGATATTGTTGATAGTTATTATATACAAAAAGTAGGCTATGAAAATAAAAGTAGTTAGTACCTGGAATAATAAACTATTTAAAGAATATGCTCATAGATTTCAATCTACTTATAATTGGCCATTTGAATTAGAAATATACAACGAAGATGAAGGTATGTATGATGAGATACCTACTCTTAAAAAGTTTGTAGATAGAAACAAGGTAGACATACCATTAAACTTCCAAAAAGACGCAGTAAGATTTAGTTATAAAGTATATGCATATACACAGGCAATCTTAACAACAAGAGATTGTGATGGTCTTATATTCATAGACGCAGATAGTGTATTTTATAAAAAGATTGATGAGGCATGGGTAAAAAAACATTTACATAGAGAAGATTGTATGATAACTTATCTAAAAAGACCAACTTATAGTGAGTGTGGTTTTTTGTATTTCAATATGAAACATAATTTTATAAGACAATTTGCCATAGATATGAGAAAGATGTATGATGATAACTTATTATTTAAAGAAGATGAACAACACGATTCATTTATATTTGATATAGTTAGAACTAGACTAGAAGAAAATTATGGTGTAGAGAACTATGACATAGGAGATGGAAGAGTTGGCCATGTACAAGCAAGATCAATATTAGGTAAGATATATGATCATACAAAAGGGGCTAGAAAGAAAACAGGTAAAAGTAAAGAAAGTAGATTATGATTCAAGTCTTTATAGGGTTTGATGAGGGAGAAAAAGCAGCCTATCATGTGCTTGCTGAAAGTATTAGAAAGTTTTCTAGTGTACCTGTAAGTATAACACCATTAAGTTTAAATAATTTACCACAATTTACAAGAGAAAAACAATCCAATCAATCAACAGACTTTGCGTTTAGCAGATTTTTAGTACCTTATCTATCAAACTATAAGGGTTGGTCAATCTTTATGGATTGCGACATGATGGTAAGATCGGACATTGCAGAGTTATATAACTATGCTACATACAAATATTCTGTTATGTGTTGTCAACATAATTATACACCAAAACAAGATATAAAATTTAGAGGTGCAAAAAATCAAGCATTTCCTAAAAAGAACTGGTCTAGTGTAATGTTATTTCACAACTCACAATGTACAAAACTAACACCTGAATACGTCAATACAGCAAGTGGTTTAGAACTACACCAATTTAAGTGGTTAGAGAGGGAACACATGTTAGGTGAACTTCCGTTTGAGTGGAACTGGTTGGTAGGTGAATATGACTATGATAAGTATGCCAAAAATGTACATTGGACACTTGGTGGTCCTTGGTACAAAGAGTTTAAAGATCAAGATTATGCAGACGAATGGCATAAGTTGTATAAAGAAACAACAGAGGTAAACTTATGATCATAGGTATCAAAGGACCTTTTAACGAAAACAATCATTATGTTTTTCCTACACATAAAGATTTTAAATTAATAGAATGGTCAGATAGAGATAATCATAAAGCAGACGCATATATTCAAACAAACATTAAAGGTAATATAAAAACTGTTAATGCCGACAAATACAAATGGATATCGGCTCAATCAAAACCTATACTAGTCGTAGAACAAGCAACCTTTAGACAAAATTTAGATATACAAAAACCAGATTATTACTATAGAGTTGGTAAAGAATGTTATACTTACAATAAAGGTTATTTTAATAATAAGAACTGTCCTTCAGATAGATGGTTACAAATACAAAGAGAACAGAATATAGAAATAAAACCTTGGAAGAAAAACGGTGACTATATCTTATTACTATTACAAAATCCAAAAGATACTAGTTTAAATGACCTTTGTAAATATGATAATGATTATGAAAATTGGATAAGAAATACCATTATAGAAATATCAAAGTATACTGCTGAAGATATTATGGTCAGAGTACACCCTAGATTTCCTTTAAAATATTTAAGAGGACTACTAAAACTACCTGTAAGAAATACAATTCTTTTTAGTAAAAATGTTGGTCAAACATTTAATAAATCCAGTAGTAAAGACTTATATAAAGACCTAGATCATGCTAGAGTAGCCATTTCATATTCAAGTAATAGTTTGGTAGAAACAGTGTGTGAGGGTGTGCCTACTATTACATTATCAAAAACATCACATGCTTGGCCAGTATCTTCTCATAAACTAAATGTTTTAGAAGAAACAACAATACCTACACATGATAGAACACAATGGTTATATGATACAGCATATACACAATGGAAAATGAGTGAGATAAATACAGGTGAGGTACACAAAAGACTATTATGATTTTTACACATAGAATGCAAAAAGTTGATTGTCTGTCACATGAAATTTGGCCTAGTTTTGAAAAAGGTTGGCCAATGCCTAGTTTAGATACTCATTTTTTTTGGGGATTAGGTGAAGATAACGTAGCAAAGATAACAGAATTAGAAAAGAACAAACAAGAATGGTATTATGTAGATGTTGGTTATTTAACTGAACAAATTACAAGATATCCTTCGCCTAAAATAAATGATTACGATAAAACTTATTTTAGAATTGTAAAAGGTGGAATACATACACTAACAGGTTCTAAAAAAGGTGGTGATGATAGAATAAAACAACTAGATAAAAAGGGTATTAAAAGTATTTTTGATAATTGGAATCAAGGAGAAGGAGATCATATATTAGTTTGTCCTTCCTCTGAAACAGTAACTTACAAACATAATGGTATGACACAAGGAGATTGGACAGATAATATTGTTGCTCAAATAAAAAAATATACCAATAGAGATATAATAATTAGAAATAAACCTAGACCACATAATGAGTGGTGGGTAAAACCAATACAAGACGATCTAGATGGAGCTCACTGTTTGGTTACTAATATGAGTTTATCAGCTGTTGACGCAGTACTAGAGGGTGTACCTGTAATATGTGATACAAGAAACGTTGCATGGCCAGTATCAACAAGATATATAGAGTTTATAAATGACCCTTTGAAACCTACTGTAGAAAATGTAAACGAGTGGTTAAAACTATTAGCAAATAATCAATTTACATTAAAAGAAATAGAAGATGGTACAGCATTTAATGTTATAAGTAAACAATCAAAGAAAATATTTGTAATATGAAAAAGTTATTAATAGTTAGTGGTTGTAGTTTTTCAGATCCAATTTTTGAGTCTGATATTCATCCAGAAATGATTTGTGATTGGCCTAAATGGCCTGAATTAGTTGCTGAAGAATTAAATATGCAATGTGTCAATCTATCATCAAGTGGATCCGGTAATGAAAAAATTTACAGTGTTATATCAGATTATTTAACAACACCTATAGATAAAGAGTTGTTATTTACTTCAAAAAGACATATAATAGATAAAAATTTTAAATTTCCCATGCCACAAAAAAAATCTGATATAGGTTTAGTCGTAGCAGCCTGGTCACAAGCTCATAGACGTGATTGGTCAATGAGAAATACATTGAGCGATAAAAGTAAGAAAGATTGGTGGACAAATATGGTAACAGATGATAAAGGTGATATTTACTATTGGTTTTTAAAATCAGTTAGATATCAATATGCATATCAAAATTTATGTAAACAACTTGAGCTGCCATATGTACAATTTCAAATGATATCTATGTGGAGAGCATGGGTACAAGAAATAATAGAAACGTGGAATGATTCTAAAAAAGAAGAAGAACGTAAAAATAGAAAATTTTGGAGAGAAATAAAATCCAATTTACTTAAGCACCTAGATGATACAGGTTATAGACAGTTAATTAACAAAAAGTTTTTAGGTTGGCCAGGAGATATAAAAACAGATAAATATTATGGAAAAACATCATGGAAATTAAGTGATTGTTTATCGCAAGAAGAAAGATTATCTGATATAGATGTACACCCTAATAAACAAGGTCACGAGAAATTAGCAGAGGAATTTTTAAAACATTTATATGAAAATAAGATACTACAAAAAGATTGATGGTTGGCGATGGTTAGGTTTTGTATTAGCCATGGTTGGTGCATGGGTACTTAGCAATGCTAATCCTGATACACAATGGTTAGGTTGGTCAATTGCAATATCAAGTTGTAGTATTTGGATTTACATGGGTTGGAAAGATAAAGATATACCTAGAGCGTTAATGGAATTTATGTATTTAATTATAGCAGTGAGAGCGATATGGAACTGGTTAATATAGTT